AACACGACCAAGTGGAACGGAACGGAGAAATATCTCAAAAAGCTCTTTGCAGATATTCAAGGACAGTCAAGCGGAGAGATTGGCAATATTGACCGCGTTGTTGGTTGGGTGCGTTCGAATTGGGTAAATTCGGTGCTGGGTGCTAATCTCAAGGTCGTTGCAACGCAGACCACGTCTCTTGGCGCGGCAACCCAGATAATTGATGCAAAGTACATAACGCGGTGTTCTTGGATCATCACTCCCGGCATTGACGTGAGCGTGATCGGTGAAAGAGCCGACAAGTACAGCGAGATCATTTTTGCGCGTTCTTTTGATATGGGAGCGCTTCGCGCGCAGGGTAACATTGACAAGGTGACGGAGCTTGGAAAGAAAACAGGTGCGCTTATTGAGTGGATGGACCGCAGGGTATGTCTTGCCGTGTTCCACGCTGCAGAGCTTTCCGTTGAAGAAAGCACCGGGCATAAGGTCGGCACGGAGGAAAACGCCAAGCTCGCCGCCAAGCTTGCCGATGAGGCGATATACACCACTCAGTCAATGAACAGCACGGCAGAGAAGTCCGCGCTTCAAAGAGAAAAATCCGAGATCGCTAAGCTTTTCAGTATGTTCACGAGCGACACCGTAAAAAATCTTTCGCACCTTTGGGGCAACTTTATGAAATGGGATGCTCACCGAAACCGTATGAAGAACGGTGAGGCGGGGTATGATGCTCAGCTCAAGAAGGACGGCAAGGCAATTCGGCGAAGTATGCGCACGATGGCGATCACCGGCGTTATGCTCGGTCTTATATCGCAGGGCTTCAAGTATCTTTACGCCAAAGAGGAGGAAGAACCCGAGGAAAAGCAAAAGGATTTTGTCATTGATATCGTTTCGTCGACTCTGAACGTTTTCCCGATAGTTTCCGAGGTTGTGGACAAGCTGTTCCTTGACTACGATATGTCTATAAATGTGCTTGACGTTGCAAACGATACTATTGACGCCATAGGCGGCGGCTTCGAAACGATGGGCAGTTTGCTCGCAGGTGAATACGTTTCTGACCAAAAGATAGTAAAGACGGCGGCGAACGTTGGCGGTAGCTTGTTGTCTTTGTTCGGCGTTCCTGTGGATCCTTTTGTCAGAACAGTTACGGGATTGCTCAGAAGATTCGCGCCCTCGGCGGTGTATGGATATGACTCGACAATGTATTCAACCTCATACACGGCTGATCTCAAAAAGGCGGTTGAGAGTGGCGACGAGGCGTTGGCGGAGCATATTCTGACGTCGCTTTATAAGAACGAGGCGACGGGTGTTTACGCGTCCGAGGAGCTTGAGGAGATCGCAAGGCTTTATTCCATCGTTGACGAGGAGGGCAAGCATCCCGACGTCCTTCCTCAGAAGATCGGCACCGAGATCGAGGGCGTTACGCTCTCGGCGGCGCAGAGAAAGCAATTCGAGTCGGTCTACGGCGGTGCGAGCAATGCGGTCGTCAGTCTCATCGGCACGGACATCTATCAGGATATGACCGACGAGGAGCGCATCAAGGCGATCAAGAACACATACAAGCTTTACTATAACCGCGCAAAGAGCGCGACGCTCGGTACGGAGCTTAGCAAGGTCGAGGTATACTCGGCGCTGCTCGGTGACAAGTCGGAGCTTTACGTTCTCGCGCAGGCGAAGCGCGTTTATATGAAGGAGTACAAGAACCGACGCGGCAAGAAGGTAACGGTCAAGGAGCAGGTCGAGGATCTGCTCGACGAGATGGAGCTTTCCAAGGCGGAGCGCCTGATATTGCTTTACGCTCTCGGCTATAGCGGCAAGGAGAACACGGCGGCGCTGATCAAGCTTTTGAATTCTCTTAAATTGCCCGATGAGGAGCTTGCACGGATCGCGGCGGCACTTGGTTTTGCCGTGGAAAAGGGCAAGGTCGTTGAGAAGGACGAGACGGCGTGATGGAGAATGAGGGGGCTATCCCCTCTGAGCCTATGGAAAAGTCGTTGACTTTACCACAGGCTCATTCACCCCGCACCTGAAGGGTCCGGTCTTTCGGGCGAGAGGAGCGCGGAGAGCGTTTTAGTTAGAAGGAAAATTGAAAAGCACCCTTCGGGGTGCTTTTTTTATGCTTAATTTTCCGCGGGGTGTGTACCAAATGCCCGATTTGGTACAAATATTGATACCAAATAGGCATATTTTTTTTGGTATGCTATGGGTGCCAATAAAAAATCAAGAAAGGAAGGTGTATTTATGGCTAACAAGAAACATGGGGGCAAGAGCCCTTACGCCGGTAACAGCGGCAAGCCTGTGGTGGTGAGTGGCATTAACAAGACCACGACCTCTATCAAGATCAAGACGCCGAAGGGATGATTATGGAGAAGCTGATCAAGAGGATAGGGTTGCAGTTCTTTGCGGCGAACGACGAGGATATTGACACGGACTTCGAGGACGATTTCGACGACGTTCCCGAGTTCTACGGCTGGGATCACGACGATGAGGATGAACCTGACACGGAACAGTCCGACGATGATGCGGAGGAAGATGCCGACGGCGGCTCGGATTCCGACGATGATGCGGACGAGGACGGAGAATCCGAGGACGAGGCAGAGGACACAGGAAACGATGGCGGCGAAGATGATGAAGGAACGGATGCAAGATCCGACGCGGAGGAGGCAAAGGATGCTCCTCCCGCTGAGGATAAGGCACAGGACAACGGGAACGAGGAGCTTATAAGCGAGCTTAAGGCTCTCGGGTACGTTGGCGACGATTTGGCATCACTCACGGCTGACATCAAGAAAAGACGCGAGAACGCGGAAAAGAACGCGGCGTCCGAGGAGAGACGCGCGCGCAATGCAGAGGGTAAGGGGCACGTTAGTTCCTCGAGACCCGGCAAGACGGCAGGCGGCGACGGTGCGGGAGGCTTTTCCTCCAAGCAGGTGCGCAATCTGCAGCAGACGCTCGGTTGCTCTTACGAAAAGGCGAGAGATCTTCTCGCAAAGCAGGTCAGAGCGATCGGGTAAGCCGACTGTGTCGGCAGTTAAGAGTGAAGAGTTAAGAGTGAAGAGTTAAGGATGAAAAACGCGAGGCGTTTTTCTCGGATCTCTGCTTTTTGCTACACAAAAATCAACAGAAAGGAATTCTAAAAAATGTTTAATCTTATTTACAGAGACGGTGCCCGCGAGAATGCGGGACGTTATGAGACGCTGGAAAAGAATGCAGCGTCGACTGCATTTGAATGCGGTCAGGCTGTGGAGCTTTCCGAAGGCAAGGCGGTGGTTACCACGGGAAAGGTTTACGGTATAGTTGCGGCGGATTCGCCCGCAGGTGAGGGCGCAGTTGTCGTTCTCAAGGTGGAGCACGACATGGTGTTTTCGGTGCCTACGACGGACGTTACAGGGCTTGTCAAGGGCGCAAAGTTTGCTATCGCGACGGGCAGTGACAACGGCAAGCTCGGTGCTAAAAGCGAGACCGGCGCGGCTACCATCGTTGACGTATGCGGCGCGACCAATGTGGGTGACCGCGTTGAAGTCAGATTCGAATAATCTAAGGCAAGGAGGACAAATAAATGCCTAAAGTACAAATTACATACAACCAGAGCATAAACGGCAACAAGAACGTCAGACTCAAGGGCCTCGTGCCTCTCGTGTCTGCTCTTATCGAGGAAAGCACCCAGAATCTCGACAAAAAGAAGAGTGCCATCCCTTTTCTCTTTAACGAGAAGAAGTCGGACAAGCACACTGAGTACATCGCTATCGAGGACGGCTACGATCTGATGGATCCCACCTTTGACGGTGACAGACCTAAGACCGACAAGACCGCTCACGTTGGCGAAAAGAAGATCTCTCACATCAACTTCACAAAGCACGTCATGTTCACCGAGCAGATGATGGAGGACGCTTACTATCAGCTTGATCCCTCCATTGAGGTCAAGGCAAAGAGCCTGCCCGACAGCTATTTCAAGACTCGCGAAAAGATCGCGCAGCTTGCATACATCGAGGCGGAGAACGCAAGCTTCGACTATCGCGGCGAGAAGATCGACCTTACCACCTATGACGGTAAGCCCTTGTTCTCAACCAAGCATACCTACGGCGTGGAGGGCGGTCACGCTTTCGGAACACAGTCCAATATTTTCTACGCGATAGCTGACTCTACCGATCCCAACGACGTCAATCCCGGACTCGTTGCGGAATGGTTGTCGCAGATGGCGGCTGAGATAAATCAGATGAAGAACGCCAACGGTGAGGCGCAGGATTTCGATGCGGATACGATATTCGTTCCTCGCGGAGTTGAGACTACACCCTTCGTTGACAAAGTGCGCCGTGCTATTGGCTCGGATTATTTCCCCGGCACTGCTAACAACGACATCAACACCCAGGCGGGTCAGTGGAATTTCGTTCCTCTTACCCTTTGGAAGCCCAAAACTCCCGAGATCATGGTGATGAGCCAGGATGCAAAGCAGATGATGAAGTCTATGTTCTACAACCGTATCACGCTCGGCGTGAACGCTTGGACGGACGAGATGACGGGCAACCTCAATTATCGCGCGAGAACGAGATTCGGTCTCGGTCACGTGGATTACAAGCACGTTGCAAAGCTTAAGATCCTCGGAAAGGGCGCATCTGCTCCCGACGGTGCCAAGGTGCTTTAAGAGGTGAGATATGACCGGGAAAGAATTGTTAGAGAGGATGCTCGTGCTGGGCGGCAGGACGGATTGGCAGGACAGTCAGCAGGCGTCTGCGGCGATCAGCGCGGCTAATCAGGCGATAGGCGAGGTCAACGTTCTTTTCCCACTCACTAAAACGGTACGGCTTCTTCATTATCCCCTCCGCCCCGTTGTCTATCACAAGGGAATCGTGGTCCACAGGGGCGGCGAGGATATGGAATTCAATGCAAGCGGCATAAAGTCGCTTGCATTCGCTGTATCGGGGACGGGAAAGGCTAGGCTTTGTGTAAACAATGTTGAGATGACTAATATCGACGAAAAAAACGGTCTGATCAGAGAAGACGGCGAGCCGCTTTTTTATGATGATGGGTGGTCGGATCTGAACGATTTCTTTATTTACAGGTGGACAGGCGCAAAGCGTGCTGACGTAAAGCTCGTATTTTCGGGCGAGTATTCCTACATGATAAAGGATCTTTCTTTTTACGACGACGTCGCGGGGGATATGCCCGAGGACGTTGCGCCGTTCGGAGCATGGACGGAATACGATCTTGACGGAGTCAAATATGCGAACGGCAGATTTGCTTCGCTTGCCGCATCACCTGTGATGATCGACGGGGACGAGCCGCGCGAGCTGCGCGAATACAAGGTTGAAGGAAGTCTTATTTATCTGCCGAGCAACGTATGCGGCGAGGTGGAGGTCAAATACAGAGCGCGTCCTACGCCTCTTACGCTCGACAACAGGGAAAATGAGCTTGATATCGACGCGGAGCTGCACGCTCTCATTCCTCTTAAGGCGGCTTACTACGTTTACTGCCTCGACGATCCCGAGGCGGCGGAGAGGTGTCTTGCCGAGTACAACCGTCAGATGCCTCTCGTTGTGTCGCGCTTGCGCAAGGTCAAGACGCCTCGAAAGCTCAAAAATGTTTGGGGAGGGTTTTAAGTTATGTCGGGTTCAAGTTACGTTCAATCGTATTCGGGCTTCGTTGGCGTGGATTTTACAAGCGATCCCGCATGCGTTGCAAGAAATCGCTTGGCGCACAGCGTCAATATGTGGCGCGACTACGACTCCGAGAACGGCGCCGCAATCGAGACATTCCCCGGATTTCGTACGGCTGTCGGGCTTGCGGATGAGTGCGGTGAGATACTTAAGGTGTATCACTTCAAGGCGGAGGGCAAGGATTATCTGATTATCCACGCGACACGCGGAATATTTGCGGTGGATGTGGCAAATGTGGCTACGGAAGCAAAGGAGATCAAGCTTGAGGATAGGATAGATTTGGGTGTATCGGAGGAGTACTCTCGGTCGCTTGGATTTTACCAAAATAATAGGCTTTATATTATTTGTGATAATCGGTATTATTGCGTTGTATATGGTGATAGCAGCTTTTTATTAATGCGAGTAAACGTAGATATTACAACACGGGTAAGCGTGAGCGGAAAGTGGAGGCTAAATGAAACGATTATAATCGAAAGCAATCAGTTTTGGAATGTAGAGTTTGAAAACAACGGCTCCTCGTTCGAAGCAATTCAGATTTTGAACACTGACATTGTTGATGGAGTTAATATCTATACTTTGTTTTATTATCCTAAAGACGGATACGAAATATCTGTTTATAATTCAACAAAAAAAACATGGGAAAGCGATGAGTATAGGACTATTGATTTTGGCTCTGCGGTTCAGCAGGTAGACGCAACGTTTTATGAATGGCTATTAAACAACGCGGTAAGAGAATGCGGAGAGAAGCAAGAGAATACTTTTAAACCATATATCCCGACAACTTACTACAACGGCAAGCCTTACGAGCAAAGAAACATGTTGATTAATCAAACTTGCCAGCTTGAAATCAACGGAGGTGTTGAATCAGGTGGATACGTTCATATTCCATTGCTAGAAAAATGCGAATATGGACAATATGATGTATATATCGACGATCAATTGACATATGACACCGATACAAGCACGGAGTTTGAAAATGGTGTGAGCTTGGTAAAAAATGATGTATACGACGAAGAGAATGAAAAGTGGAAACAAATAAAGATCGTGTATACGACGTTAGACCCAATCAAATTTAATACTATAGAAGAGGGAAAACATAGAAGCGTTGCCTCTCTTGAATACGGCGGGACGAGTGTGGATGCGATACTCGGATGTACCAAGGCTGCGGTTTATGACGGCAGGGTGTTCCTGACGGGTAATCCTGCGCTTCCCAACACGGTCTTTTATTCGGCGAGAAACAGCACCGGCGCAAACGATCCTACCTATTTCGGTGTTTACAACTATTTCAACGACGGTTACGGTAACACGCCCAACGTTGATATGCTGTCCACGCCCTCGATGCTTATGGTCATTAAGCGCGACACGGTGCAGGACGGCTCGATATACTATCACCAGGGCACCGATAACACGGACGAAGATTCTAAGAACCTTATTCCGCGTATCTATCCTTCAACAAGCGGCGCGGCGGGTATAGGCTCGGTCGGGACGCTTGAGTCTCGCGGCGTACTATCCTGCAATTTCCTTGACGATATGGTGCTTTTGACGAAGCGCGGTCTTGACGGTGTTTCCAAGGAGGCAGTCAATCTGGAGCGCACGATCGGACATCGCTCGACGTGTGTGGACAAGCTTCTCTTGCGCGAGGATCTGTCGGCGGCGTCTATGACCGAGTGGAAGGGTTATCTCGTCATCTGTTGCAACGGACACATATATCTTGCGGATTCGCGTTCGATGACGCAGCACCGGGACGGCTCGTATCAATACGAGTGGTTTTATCTTGAGGGGCTTGTGACGAGGGGCAAGGATCGCACCTATGTTTTCGAGGATAAGATCCCTGACGGATATAGAGTAAAGGACGTTGACGATGTGGTTGATAGCGCCAACATCATTACCGAAGAAATAAACGGGGTTTTGGTCTGCTACGTGAAGGAAGGCGACTATAAATATCTCGTCGAGCCACAAGGTTGGGAGCCATCGGATAACAAGATATGGGACGTTCTTGCCATTGGAGATTTACTGCTTCTCATATCGGACAAGAACGTTTGCATCGTTAACACCGATATGGAGCGCGACGAATACGGCAGATTGACCGCCGAGGCTTACTCCTTTGACGGATGCGGTTACGTCTCGGGCTGTGCTACGAGGCTTGACGACTGCGGGCGGGTGACGACGCGTAAAAATACCATCTTTGGCATGGTCGTTGCGCGATTTAAGACGATGATCGGTTCAAGATGCTCGGTCAAAAGCTCGACGGACGGTCGTTCCTTTGATAAGCTATGCGACGTTGACAACAACAGAAACGATTGGGATGATCTCGATTACGGCAACGCCACATACGACATAGACGCCGATCACGTTGCGGTTATTCCTGAACGCTCGCGCGGCTGGGTAAGAAAGCAATACTATTTTTATTCGGACGGATTTCGTCAGCCGTTCGGTCTTTATGAAATGTCCTACCACTATAACACAGTGGGAAGGATAAGAAGATAGGAGGTATATATGAACGAAAAATATTTCGGTAGTGACACCGATATAGAAAAGCTGAAGATAAGTGACGAAGACGTCGACAAGGTCAAGATCTCGAAACTGCCCAACCGCCCCAATTCTGTTTCGGCGTTTGGAGGAACGGCTCTCTCGGCTAAAGATCTGAAAGAGAAATACGACGCACCGACTCAGATGATCAAGGACAAATTCAACGCTCTTGTCGGCGAGATAAACAAGATCGAGGGGCCCAACTCCGCGGAGCAGAATAGAAGGGCTGCGGAAATCCTAAGGGCTGAGGCAGAAAACGCGAGAGCCGCGGCGGAAATTGAAAGGGGTAATGCGGAGGAGCTGAGAAATGAAGCGGAGGACGCAAGAGCCAATGCGGAAATTGTTAGAGTTGATGCGGAGAACACAAGAAACTTAGCATATGAGAACGCGGAAACTGAAAGAAATAATAAGTATGCGGCTGCGGAAGAAAAAAGGCAGGAATACTACTCGAAAATCGAGCCAAATCTTCGCGCCATTGCCGATATTCAGCAAGGGTTTATCAACGAAAACGGAGAAGGTGAGGGCGGCGCTTTCGTGTCGCTTCTTCAGGCTTATCCCATAGGTTCGATATACATGTCGGTCAACGCAACGGATCCCGCGACCTTGTTTGGCGGC